AAATTTCTCATCATCTCTAGTGGTGAGTTTGTTGGAAAATCATACTTTATATTTGAATTTTGCAAGATCTCGTCAATCTGAAAAACAGCTGGTGAATTAAGTTTTCTTGACCATTCAGCATAAGTATCAATTGATTCAAATACATCTTCGTATATTTCCTTAAAGAATGCGTGAAGTTCTTTAAATAGAACCCCCTCTACATTCCAGTGATAACCGTGTGCTTTTGTATAAAATACAAAAGAACTAGATTGTAGTTGTCTTATCTTAGAAATAATATCCATGTTAATAGTATACCATTTCCTTTCTTTGCTTCTCACCATGGATTCGAACCACGATTCTCGCCTCCAAAGGGCGATGTCCTGCCGTTGGACGAGTGAGAAGTGGAGCGGATGATGAGAATCGAACTCACCCCTTCTGCTTGGAAGGCAGAGGCACTACCAATATGCAACATCCGCATTGTGTCCCTAGTTGGATTCGAACCAACGCTGTATAGATTTTAAGTCTACCGCCTCTACCGCTGGGCTATAAGGACAATAGCGCCTTCGGCAGGAGTCGAACCTGCGACCAAGACCTTAGAAGAGTCCTGCTCTGTCCTCTGAGCTACGAAGGCATTTTGTTTAATCGTTAGGGATATCGTTATTGGTTTCCATCTCTATTAAACCCATCTCTTGAGCAACCCTTTTTCCTTCATCAGACATTTCAATTACTGCCTCAAGATCATCATTATATGTGACTGTAATTAATCCTTTTTCGTAAAGCTGAACCAATGATTCATTTACGTGATCTTCATGTGCTTCCCAAAGTTCTGGAGCAAGATACTTTGCATCATCTGTTATATTAAAAACAAACTCTCCATCTTTATCTACTCCAGCTAGTTCTACGGCACCGATAGAAATATAATAGTCTAACTTATCTTCTTTATCCATATCCGCCTTTCGTGCAACAAGTAGGACTTGAACCTACGATTACCGAATTATGAGTTCGGGGCTTTAACCAACTAAGCTATTGTTGCTTAGAAGTATATTATAACGTGCCGTCTTCATTTTTGTCAATAGTATCTTCTACTATTTGCTGTACATATTCTGAAAAATGTTTGCGAATATTGCCCATTGGCCTTGCGCCAGCGGCTATCCATATTCTTTTATATTCAACTACGTTAGAAAATGTAGTTGGACATAAAACTATTCCATTATATTCTTTTAATACAGTAGGAAGCGGAACGTGTTTTCCGCAACACTTGCATTCTTTTGCTTTTTCTTGATACGTGCTCATATTATCATCATCCTGTCCATTGCGTCCTTTAAGTTTTCTGGCATTCTTGGAGCCCTAATCATATTGAAGGAACTTGTTTCTCCATCTGCTTCTGTTCCAAAATCATTATCAAACGCCATAGACTCGTATGTATGGACATTTACTTCTTGATTTGAATCAAATCTAGTTCTACTAATAGCATTATATATAGACCCGCATACGGCGTCTGCTAAGTCTTTAGATCCTTTTCTAGGGTGATCTACTTTATCTCTCATTATCCTAAGCTGTAGCAATTCATCAATTAATAATTGAATATGGGGTCCAGTTAATCTTTCTTCTAAGACAACCATTGCCATGTCATCGTAATGCTTCTTGGCAACAGAAAGAATTTCTGTATTTATTCCGTATTGCTTTAACTGCTGCATCATATCGTGAGAGTTCCATCTGTCAAATGTACACACGCTTATATTAAACCCTCTTGTTCTAAGAGATAATATATAATCTTTTACTTCTGTAAAGTCAACAGACTTATCAGAGGTTGGAGTCCAGTATCTTACGGCATCTATCTCAACAATTGGAGCTGGCTGAGAGTATGTATCAGTTACCTTAACATTTACCCATCTATTTACATGTGCCATCGCAACAGCACAGTGGTCATGCTTTTGTGCAAGGTCAACGTGCAAGAAATATTTTTTATCGGGATCTGGTATAAACCATTCTTCCAGTCTACCAAACGTGTCAACTGCAAGGTGACCTTTATTAAAAGCTTTTTCAACCTTTTCTCTTGATTTAAAAAATGCATCTACTGCTTCTGGAGGCATACATGCAAATCTTGATAGAGCATCAGTTGGATTAGTAAAGAATGCAACCTTAAAGTCATCAATAGTTCTAACTGGATTTATTTCCCATGTTGGTCTTTTTAATGCATAAACTTTAGGAATTTTATAAGAAACTATATGGTCTTCTTCCCATTGAACCTCAAACTCATTGCCATCTGTTCCGTCTGGAAGATCCGTATCCATTTTAAACTTATGCTCTCTAATAATAGTTTCTTTTTGTGCTACTACAGCATCATATCTTTGCTGTATGTAATCATTCTTATAACGTGGGAAAGAAAGCAAAATCACTTTTCCAAAATCTGGAAAACGAGAATCAACTGATGCCCTATACATATCATAGATTGCACCACCCGTTTTTGCTTGATCATGACCTGTTGTATTCTCAATAGCAAAGCCAGAGATCTCATCAAGAATAACTACAATAACGTTATAACCTTCCCAGGCTTCTCTTTCTGAGTGTCCTGAGTGAACTGTAATTGCTTTATCAAATTTAATTTCCGCTGCTTTGTCGCTATACTTGCCAGCAAACCATGGTGATTTTTCAATGCGTGTCTTAAATCCCTTAAAAAAAACATTGCTTGCCTGCTGAGAGTTAATAGCAATATTAATAATATCAATGCTGTCCCCTGGAGGTTTTCCATAATAAGTTGCTGGATCCTTTAGGCATAGAAGTAAATAAACAATATAGGCAACAGCAATAGTTGAGCAGTAATCTTTACCAGATCCTTTACCAAGTTGAGCGACAACTTCATTTGCAGTTTGTTTAAATCTAACTTTACCTTCGTCTTCTCCAAAAAGCTTAATCAGTGTTGACTCTTTATATATCTGTGAGCTTTTTTCTATAAGGGTATACTGATACTCCGATAAAGGTGGAAGGCCTAAGTATTCTGGATGGTTTACAAATGTTCTTAAGTCGACTGGCTTTTCGTCAAACTCTTCGCCATCAAGCATGTCAATAAGATCACCAAAATCAAACGACATCTGCTTCCTCTACTGGGACTGATTCAATTATTCCAGTAATCTGAGATAATCTTTTTGCAACTTCCATCTTACACTTCGGGCATGTTGCTGTAACTTCTTTTAATATTCTTACAAGAACTTCTTGCTTGCGTTCTGTTTCAACAATTTGTGAAGCTATTTCATTATTTTCTAATACGCCAACAGATTGAAGCATTGCTATTCTTTTTGTCTCTATATCAGCAATTAGCTTTAAGGCTCCTGACTTTACCGCCAAGGCTCCCTGTGTGTCTGCATCTTCAACGGTCTTCCAAGCTTCTTTAATAAGCATGGCGTAATGCTGATCTGCACCTGAGATAGCCTCTCTTGCTCTATCTCTAATTCCACTGTCGCTATGCACGACAGACTTCCACTCGTCAATGAACTCAAGGACTTCTTTCCTTTGGAATCCAGTGATGGTGGCAATCTGGGTTGGCGTATTGCCCTTGAGTAGTTCTTCTACGACCTTATTCATACGGTCAAAATGCTGGGCTAACTCTATTTCGCTCATTACTATATTATACTTTCAGTTGACTAAAATGTCAATTAGAATTAGCTTTGGCAATCTTAAGCAGGATTAAGTATCCTATCATGTCATCAATATCATTATCTCCAGCAAAGCCAGATCCATTCTTAATTCTATTAATCTTATCATCGATACGAATCTTAATCTGCTCTTGGTTATCCGCCTGAGAAAATATACGAATTGGACTGAGTGCTGAATCTCCATATGAAATATTTTTATTAATTAGCATCTCTGCAATTTCAAGGCACTGTCTAATAATCTTTTGTCCTGAAGGGGCATCTGTTGCTATTAACTGTAGATCTGTAATCCAAGCTTGATATCCGCCATCTTTATTTGGGTAGCCCACCATTTTTACCTCTTATTAAATGTTGCAATAAAATGATCGTCAATAGGATTATTGGGATCTTTTGAATACTCTATGGTATCTATTGTAAAATATTTTTCAACAATTGGCAATACCTGTGATGCAGAATGATCAATCCAAGTTCTGCTATGTAGCACCAATCTGTCCGCTATTTGAGACAAATCAGTTAAATATGAATTAAGCTCTGAATCCTCTATATGCTGAAATACAAGGCTTGCTAATACCATATCAAACTTAAAAGACTTTACATACTCCCAGTCAGTTGTGTATGCTATATTGCTTAGCTTGTTATCTTCTGGTACTAAGCCTATCATGCTTGGCAAGTCAAAAGAAATAACCTTGTCGTATGTATCTGATAAGGCTACAGAGTTTCTTCCTACTCCACACCCAAAATCTAATGCTGTTGATCCGTGCCCGAATAAAGATCTTACCTCATCATACACAGGCATATCTCTTAAAGGGCCATGATACCCAGTAAGTATAAGATCTCCAGCTGTTTCTTGATTGGCGTTTAGCCATACGTCTTTGCTCATCTTTTTTTAATCAGTCCAAACTTTTCTAAGTATCTCTGTATAGTCATAGCAGAAACTTTACACTCTTCGGCAATCTCTACAATTGTTTTCTTTTGTACAGAGTACCTTCTAA